GGCCCCCTTCTCCAATATTATGCCGTACCGCGACAGGCTCGACGTCTCACCGGCTATCGCCTTACCCACCAACAGGGCAGCGGCGTTCAGGTCTATGCTAGCGCCAGCTGCCACGTCCGTGGTGACACGCAAGGCGTCCAGTGTTCCTTCCCACTTGCCACCTATAGTAACCAGCTTTTGTAGCGCGTCCCTTTGGGCTTCATCCCCAAAGTTGGTCTTGCGCTGCTGGGCTTCGATTACCGCTTCTATCTCCGCCTTTTGCCCCGCGTAACTGACCCCTACGTTCCGCAAGGCTAGGTCTAGTCGGTTGATGCCGATTTCCTGTTGCTGGTAGGACTTCAAGGCTAAACCCAAACTACCGACTATAGCACCGCCCATAGCCGTCATGCCCAGCCCTATGGCCTTGCTATGACCCATGATGCCAGCCCGGAGCTTGGCGAAGGAACTCTGGACACCCTTAAACGCCTTGTCAGCCCCAGCACTGGTTCCACTGATTATTATTTGGACTTCATTAGCCACTACTGGTTCTCCATGTCCTTACCCAGACCCACCAACACAACCATAGGGAACAAGAGACTGGCGTCCTCAGCCAATAGCTCGGAGGGTAGGCAACTATATCTGCGACACAGCCCATCAATTATTTCGGCCCTATCGAGTTCGGCAGGCTTGCCAATGACGCTTCCATCTCGGGCGACTCCATCCCCGAACCGTTGCCATAGTTCGACCCGTTGTCTAAAGGGGCGGGTACGTCCGCTATAGCGTCCAGCCAGGACTTGATAATCTGCATCGACAACGCCATCGGGAGCTTGGACAATTCAGCGCCAGATGATGGCACTGGTTTCCCATGTTCATCGTCGAGATTCCACCCCATCAACATCTTGTCGCCGAACATCAGGACCAAGGCCACCAATTGGTCCGAGTCAACGTCTACGTCCGCACCAATACCCGTCCGGAAATGCAAGAATTCGTCAATGCTGATTTCCAGCCGCGCTTCCATTTCCAACCCAGGATAACCAGTGCTGGCGTCCAGTGTGATGTGGGCCGTCTTAGCCTCTAGCTTAAACCGGCTCTTGTATTTTGAGATAGCCCCGTTTTTAGCTGGCATGGTTTAACTCCAAGTGGGGTCTGTCCCACTGGACAAAACCGCAGGGCACGAAGCCACTAATTCGCCGGTAGCAGCGCGATTGATTGCATAGTCGGTTAATGCCACTTCGTTGTTGAGGGTCTGACCACTGATAACCAGGGACTCACTACGCAGCACGTCTGCCGAGCATACCGTCTTGTGGACATCGTGCATCGCGTTAGACCCGTCGTTAAAAACGATAGTCCAGGTGCTCGAATAATCGCCCAACAATAACAGCCGCTCCATAGCCGATTTGTCCATGCCAGTGATATCCTGGGTATTCCGTGGAGTCGCAAAATCTACGTTGGTGACGTCATTCACCAACGCCCGTAAAGTTCCCCCGCTATCATCCCTTGATGCCGTACTCCATCCTAAGCCGCTTTCTTTCGCCATGATTTATACCTCCCTGTTACTTTGCCTAATTTGCTCCGTGGTTTCGTTAAATGTGTCAAAGAATTCGTCGTAATCGACTTCCTTTGAATGGTCCCGGCCCCGCAGAATGAACCTCGGGTCTCGCTCAATGGGGCGCGTGTGATCTCCAAAACACTTTTGCTCGGGGTAAAACTGAAACACCACAATTTCTTCCGGCCCCTGTCTCTGTTCGGTGAAATGCCTTCCCGAATCCTTGCGGATATAATGGGCCTGCCTCTGTCCCAGTTCACTGCTAGTGTCTACCATCGTAGTCCACCCCTGGGCATAGGCTTCACAATCGACAGCCCTACAATCCGCAGACTCAAACCACCTCGCATCCTTCACAAAAATAAACCCACCTCTACTAGTCCGTTCCCGACGGCCTCGGTTTACCCGAAATATGCGGTTGTGGGGTAGGGGGTATTTAATCAACAAGCCTGGCCCTACATGCCTATCCACCATTATGCTGTCAATTCCACGTCATTGGCCACGCCCCGGCGGGTGGCGATTACAACATCAACGCTGGAGAATGAACCGGCGTGATTGACTCTAAGATACTGTTCGACAGCCCCAGTCACAGTTACCCGCTCAGATGCATTGACTGCAGTAATCTGGGTGAATGCTTTCAATGTGGCAAAGGCATCACTACTGCCATCATCCGAACTTTGCTGGATAGTGGCGGTGTAATTACTGCCGCTAAACGCCGTACAATGGATCACGGCTGATAGACCGTAAGAACTAGCTCCGCCGTTATTTTCCGATGCCGAGTTGCCCGCCGATGATATGGTGGCTGCGGGTAACAATAATGTCCCCCATTCCAAGGGCGCATTATTCCCCGAGCATTGCACCGTTCCCATCAATGACCCGTCTGCCCCTCTATTCCAATCGTAATTAATCTGTTTGGCGTTCATAAATACAGACGGGTCCCCTAATGTGGAGCTAATATTCGCCAAGACTACACGGTCGGTAGTGGGTAGACTACGGAGGGCCAGGTGTTCTTGCCCAGCGGCATCGTTAAAAAACACCGAGAAGTCAATCTCTGCATCCGCTCTACCCAACACCCGCTCCACTGCTGACCTATTGATGCCGTGTACATCAAAGGTCGACCGCGGCCCAGAGATGTTATCCAATGCCGCAACATCGCCGCTTAGATCATATCCCCCTAAGTAAAATTCCATCCCCAAGCCCGACCGCTTAGCCATGGGACACCTCCTTCAAGTAACCCTGTGCGATGCGTCTATCAATCATCGCCTCAGTGGTCCCCGGACGGACCGTGAATTCATCTCCGTCAAAGAATTGCTCTCCGTCGGCATACTCCATCAACGGTATACCATCGGGTATAGCATGGGGGTTGCAAACAATGAGCTTTCGGGAGCCAGCCTTTTTATTCGCCATCACTATCCTTTTCCTTTTTTGCCCAGCGCACAACCAAAGGGAATAAAGTCCATTCACTCACCCAGGCTATGGCCAGTATCATGTTCACCGCCAATAGTTTTGCGTATTTCACGTCCCTTATGCTGCCAATGCTGCTGAATCATCGACCAACAACGGGAGAGTGATGTCCGCCACACGGTAGAGCGTCCCACCGATGTCCGCGTGACCCCAATCCACTCGGTAGCCCGTACCATAAATCCCTGCAACGTCAATGTGGCGTACCTTGTTGTCTAACGTAAAGTTGGCGAATAACGCCTCATCTGCCTTGCTCACCGCCTCTTGCATGTCGGTTTCGATGTCCGCCACCGGCTCTTGGAATAACCCCGAGTGGACCCGCACAGTAAGCGTATAGACCTCAATGGTCTTATCCAGCGTTAAAGCCACCACCTGTATCGACTCCATCCAAAAGTAAACCACTATCCCAGCGTCCACCGGCGCAGACTTCGGTTCGCCCAACTCCACCCTGGAGAAGTAGTGGACCTTCAAGAGCTCGTCTCGAATCACGCCCATCGTGTCCCTGATCAAAAAGGCCATTATCCCAAGCTCCTTATGAACTTGTTGACCCGCTTCTCCAACAAGGGGCTAGCCATTTTCTCAATTTCTTGTCCTGTCTTGCGGAACATTGAATAGCCCCTAAACCGCGTGGCCTGATTCCTGCTTGATACCCCCTCCAACCACGGGCCATAAATAACATTGGACTGTATACGACTAGCCGATTTGCTATGGACTGCGTTCACACTGCGCCTAAAGTGTCCGGTGCTTGCCTTATTACGTCCTGCCTGACTAACCGACAAATAAACCCCTGCGGGGCGAGGCCGTAGGATTTCATCTAAACGGTCTAAGCCCAACTTGATTAGCTCTCGGACTACCTCGCCAGCGATCCGATTGATACCCGGCACTCGGGCAGCGAATAGCTTGCTTTTAGTTCGCACGTCTACCCGGAGCGTCACCATCTAGACCACCGGCCTCTGGGCAAACTTCGGTGCGTTGGTTGGGCGTACCTGGACGACGTAAGTCATAGTCCCCGTCGCCGCGAAGTCCCGCGCTGCCGCTTCGGGTGTCGTAGTCTCGACGTAGCCCCGCATCTGAGCCAAAGACTCCAACTCCATGTCCCCATACTCTAACCCGCGTAGTAGCTCCGAGAGCACCGTGATAGCCATGTCGTTACCGTGTTCCTGCATTTCCTGCGGCATCGTCATATTGCCCCCATCCTCAGGGGCTGGTAATGATCTATATCCATGATCCGCCGCTTTTCAATGTCCACACCCTGGAATTCTCTAGCCGCCTCCCCACTGTTTATCTCCCGCGCCCAACCCGCCTTTTCCTGCAGCAATTGAGCGATTACCTCACGTCGGCACCACGCCACTATGTTGTACTCTGGCTCGTACTTGGACATCGCCGTAGTATCCGCGTGGGTTGCCCCTGTGGTGCCATTTATGGCCCTTTCCACTGTCAAGGTGCGGTTTATATGGACTGCTGTATTATCGGCGTGTGTAGCCAGCAGAGTGCCGTTGTAGGCCCTAATTACCGTCAAGAGGTTGGTGTCTACCATTTCCACATAGAGTTGTTCCGAATCCAACCGGATAACCTCACCCGCCACAACACCATGGCTAGTGTCCAGCGTAATGGTATTGTCCGCTTGACTAGCGGTAATCCCCGCATCGTTCACCAGTACGGACCCGAGGGCAGCGAAGTCTCTCTCACTCACGAATAGTTGCTCACTCTCGATTAAGAGCGTGTCGCCCACATCTATCACGGAACCATCGGAGCAAACGAATTCAGTGTCTGTTGCACTAGAAGCCAAACCCGAAGCCACGGTACCCACCGAGCGCGTGTTGTTGGAGTAACCCCAGGAGCCCGCCACAGATATCGAACGCTGTGGCGTGTCCCCTGAAGCGAAAACCGCAGAGCTAGAAGCGTCTATCTCTATCCGGTCATAAGGCGGGCCTTCATTGGTCGGCTCCGTAAAGTAATCGGTAGCGGCTATGGTGGTGGGGCTGGTAT